TGGTTATCATCAAATCCAAATGCTATTTATTTGTTAGAACAAAATATGGATAAAATTGATTGGTCTTTTTTGTCACAAAATTCACATCCAAGTGCAGTTCATTTATTAGAACAGAACCCAGAAAAAATTCATTGGCATTATTTAGGAGAAAATTCAAATGCGATTCATTTAATAGAACAAAATATAGATAAAATAGATTGGGGCCTTTTAGGATTAAATCCAAATGCAATTCATTTATTAGAACAAAATATAGATAAAATTGATTGGTGGTATGTATCGCAAAATCCAAAAGCACTTCATTTATTAGAACAAAATATAGATAAAATTAATTGGTGTGCTTTATCTAGTAATCCAAATCCAAAAGCACTTCATTTGCTAGAACAAAATATGGATAAAATTAGTTGGGCATTGTTATCAAGAAATCCAAATCCAAAAGCACTTCATTTATTAAAACATAATATGGATAAAATAGATTGGGGCATTTTAGGATTAAATCCAAATGCGATTCATTTATTAGAACAAAATATAGATAAAATTGATTGGGAGAATTTATCGTGTAATCCAAATATATTTGAGATTGACATGATTCAATTAAAATATGATATTCATGAACAAATAAAAAAAATTGATAATTAAATATTTAATTTATTATATTTAATAAATTAAATTAAATGAATAATCTCACAAATTTAATTGCTTCATATTTAGTAAAACCAAAAATGAAATTATTAAATTGGATTGATTTAAATAAAATTGAGTGGGAGACTTTATCACAAAATCCAAATCCAAACGCAGTTCATTTATTAGAACAAAATATAGATAAAATTAATTGGCCATATTTATCAAAAAATCCAAATCCAAAAACAATTCATTTATTAGAACAAAATATAGATAAAATTAATTGGCTATATTTATCACAAAATCCAAATCCAAAAGCAATTCATTTATTAGAACAAAATATAGATAAAATTGATTGGACTTATTTATCAGAAAATCCAAATGCGATTCATTTATTAGAACAAAATATAGATAAAATTGATTGGAAATATTTGTCATTTAATCCAAATGCTATTCATTTGTTAGAACAAAATATAGATAAAATTAATTGGAAATATTTGTCATTTAATCCAAATGCTATTCATTTGTTAGAACAAAATATAGATAAAATTGATTGGAAATATTTGTCATTAAATCCAAATGCTATTTATTTGTTAGAACAAAATATAGATAAAATTAATTGGGAATGTTTAACACAAAACTCAAAAGCAGTTCATATATTAAAACAAAATATAGATAAAATTGAATGGCCTTATTTGTCACTTAATCGAAATGCTATTCATTTGTTAGAACAAAATATAGATAAAATTAATTGGGATTATTTATCACAAAATCCAGATCCAAAAGCAGTTCATTTATTAGAACAAAATATAGATAAAATTAATTGGTTACATTTATCATATAATCCAAATCCAAAAGCAGTTCATTTATTAGAACAAAATATAGATAAAATTAATTGGAGTATCCTCGCATATAATCAAAATATATTTGAAATTGATAAAATCCAAACAAAATATGATATTCATGAACAAATAAAAAACATTAATAATATTTATTGATAAACAAAAAATTGAAATCTAAATATTTTATTTATTATTTATTACATATATTAAATGAATAATCTCATAAATTTAATTGCTTCATATTTAGTAAAACCAAAAATGAAATTATTAGATTGGATAGATATAAATAATATTGATTGGTATAATATTTCAGCAGACCCAGATGCAATTCAATTATTAGAACAAAATATAGACAAAATTGATTGGAATACTTTTTCATGTAATCCAAATGCTATTCATATATTAGAACAAAATATTAATAAAATTAATTGGTCTTTTTTGTCACAAAATCCAAATGCGATTCATATATTAGAACAAAATATAGATAAAATTAATTGGGATCGTTTATCATTTAATCCAAATCCAAAAGCAGTTCATTTATTAGAACAAAATATAGATAAAATTAATTGGGATACTTTTTCACATAATCCAAATGCTATTCATATATTAGAACAAAATATTAATAAAATTAATTGGAATAATTTATCACACAATTCAAATCCAAAAGCAATTCATATATTAGAACAATATATAGATAAAATTGATTGGGATTCATTATCAGATAATCCAAATGCGATTCATATATTAGAACAAAATATAGATAAAATTAATTGGTGGTATTTGTCATTTAATAAAAATGCAATTCATATATTAGAAAAAAATATAGATAAAATTGATTGGAGAGCATTATCAGCAAATTCTAACGCACTACATTTAATAGAAAAAAATATGGATAAAATTGATTGGACATATTTAACAATAAATCCAAATACAGCTCATATATTAGAAAAAAATATTAATAAAATTGATTGGCGTTGGTTACCACATTACAATACAAATAAAATGCATTTATTAAAACAAAATATTGATAAATTTGATATGTATATTTTAACAAGTAATATATTTGAAATTAATAAACAACAATTAAAAATAGATAATAAAAATCAAGTGAAAAAAATTAAATATTTAATTTAATTTTATTTATACAAAAATTGAATTTAATATATTCAATAATATATTAAATAATAATATAATCATAATGAAAATTAAAGAAAAAGAAAAAAAATTATCTAAACAAATTTTAGGTCAATTTTATACAACTAATCATGAATATATTTTACAAGGAATGACAATACCAAATAATATAAAAAATATTGTTGAACCATTCACTGGTAATGGCGATTTAATTACTTTTATAGAAAAAGAACAAGAAAAAAATAATGTTAAATATATTATTGACCAAAAAAAAATTATATTATAAAAAAAGATACTATAAAAAATCCTCCAAATTATAAAAATAAATATTTAATAACAAATCCACCATATTTAGCAAGAAACAAATCAAAAGATAAAACATTATTTGATAAATATGATGTAAATGATTTATACAAATGTGTTATTAAAGATATTCTAACAAATATTTGTTTAGGGGGATAATAATTATTCCATTAAATTTTTGGTCTTCAATTCGTATGGCAGATATTGAATTAAGACAATTATTTTTACAAAAATATAATGTCATATTATTAAATATATTTGAAGAAACAATTTTTGATGATACATCATATACTATTTGTTCTTTTCAATTTGAATTAAAAAATAATAATGATAATAGTAATAAATTAAATATAATAATATATCCATCTAAAACAATAATTAAAACTGAATTAAACAATAATAATAATTTTATGATTGGGGGTGATATATATAAACTAAAATTAAAAAATATGTATAAAATATCGCGATTAACTAACAAAAATAAAGCAAAATCAAATACAAATATTTTAGTAAAATGTATTGATGATAATCTCGATTCACAAATAGGATTATCTTTTGTTGATGATAAAAATATTTATATTGATGATACTCCAAATCAAACAGCAAGAACTTATGCTACTTTAATTATTGAACCAAAAATAGACAAAGATAAACAAAAACAATTAATATCAAAATTTAATAAATATTTGAATAAATACAGAAAAAAATATAATTCATTATTTTTAACTAATTATAGAGAAAGTAAAGACATTGCAAGAAAAAGAATATCTTTTGATTTGGTATATTCTATTGTTGAATATATATTAGACAATTTTAATTTTTAGTTTATAAATAAACTAAAAATTAAATATTATTTATTTACTAAATGAATTTAGATACAGATTTTAATTTTGATTTTGTTAAACAGCATAATAATAAAGATAAAATAAATTACAGAGAAGACCAAAAAGAATTAATACAAAAATCAAATGAAATAAGTAATAATAATGCTTTGAATGCTTTACAATATTTTGTTACATGTATGAATCACGAAGGACATAATATTGAATTAGAATTAATATTTACAATACCAGCAAATCAAAAAGTAAAAATCGTATTGCCAATTATAGAAACAATGCCAAAAGATGAATGGGGTTATTATGTAAGTTGGGGGGATAAAGTAACGCATAATACTAAACATCATACATACAAAATATTAGATACAATAAAAAAATATCATGTTAGATTATTTGGCTTAGGTATATCAAATTTTGGTGCAAAAACAGATAATGAACAAATGATAGGATATAAAAAATATTTAACAGAAATAGTTTCATTTGGTAATTTAGGACACATATTTACGAGTTTAAAATATGCTTTTTATCAATGTCAAAATAATTTTATTATTCCAAAAATATTACCAAAAAATATAATAGACATAAGCCATATATTTGAAGATTGTAAAAATTTTAATCAATCAATAGAATGGGACACATCTAATGTCATAAATATGAGTTCAGTATTTCATAATTGTTATAATTTTAATAAATCATTAGAATTTTTGAATACAATAAATGTAAAAAATATGAGTTCAATGTTCGGCGGTTGTTATAAATTTAATCAATCATTAGATACTTTTGATACATCAAATGTAATAAATATGGATTTTATGTTTAATAGATGCATTAATTTTAATCAACCATTAGATAATTTGAATACATCCAAAGTATTAGATATGCATAGTATGTTTGATGAATGCACTAATTTTAATCAATCTTTAAATAATTGGGATGTTTCACGTGTTAAAGATACTAGTTATATGTTTTTATTATGTACTAATTTTAATCAATCTCTAAATAATTGGAATACTGCAAGTGTAACAAATATGAAAGGTATGTTTCGTAATTGTGTTAATTTTAATCAATCTCTAAATAATTGGAATACATCAAATGTTCTAAATATGAGTGAAATGTTTATGCGTTGCACTAATTTCGATAATTTTATTCATAATTGGGATACATCGAATGTGACAAATATGAGTTTAATGTTTTATTGCTGCAGTGAATTTAATCAACCAATTATAAAATGGAATACAGTTAATGTAATAAGTATGAATTATATGTTTTATCGTTGTTTAGAATTTAATCAACCAATTTATAAATGGAATACATCAAACGCAACTATGGCTTTTACATTTGAAGAGTGTAATATTGATGAAGAAAATAAACCAATAAATAATTATTTTTAATCTAAAAAATTGATATTCTATATATTTAATTGATTATTATTAATAATAATAAAAATAATAAAAATGAATAGCACAAATTGCGAGTTAGATTTTGTTAAACCAAATAAAGAAAATACAATATACAGAGAAGACCAAAAAGAATTAATTAAACAAGCATTTATAATATGTAAAGGCAATCAACTTAACACATTATTATATTTTGTTACATGTATGAATCGTGCAGGACATAATATTGAATTTGAAATGATATTTACAATTCCAGCAAATAAAGAAGTATCAATAATGTTACCAATTATAGAATGTGATATTAAAGATAATTTAGGATATTACGTAAATTGGGGCGATGAAATAACACATAATATTAACATACATACATATAAAAAATTAGATAAATTAAAAAAATATCATGTTAAATTTTTTGGGCTTAATATAACAAGTTTTGGTATGCAAAATGAAAATAATCAAGAATACGCAGAATATTTAACTGATGTGTTATCATTTGGTAATTTGGGACATACATTTACAAGTTTAAAATTTGCTTTTTATAAATGTCAAAATAATTTTACAATTCCTCAAATATTGCCATCATCAATAATAGACATAAATAATATTTTTAGAAATTGTAAAAATTTTAATCAGCCATTGCATACATGGAATACATGTAATATAATTAATATGTATGGTGCATTTCGTGAATGTGTTCAATTTAATCAACCATTGAATAATTGGAATGTTTCTAAAGTTAAAGATATGAGTTATATGTTTTTTAATTGTATTATTTTTAATCAAATTTTAGATAAATGGGATACGTCAAATGTAAAAAATATGAGTTTTATGTTTGGATACTGTAATAATTATAACAAATCATTAAATATGTGGAATGTATCAAATGTTAAAAATATGAGTTTTATGTTTAGTTATTGTATTAATTTTAATCAGCCATTAAATACATGGAATACATCAAATGTAGAATTAATGGGGGGTATGTTTAAGCATTGTATTGTTTTTAATCAGCCTTTGTATGCATGGAATACATCCAAAGTGCGTAATATGTATAGAATGTTTCTTAATTGCACTGAGTTTAATCAAAATTTAAATAATTGGGATATATCTAATGTGACAAATATATGTAATATTTTTCGTGATTGTATTAATTTTAATCAACCATTAAATTTATGGAATACATCTAAAATAACTGATATGCGTTGTGCATTTTATGGTTGTTCTAAATTTAATCAATCTTTAAATAAATGGAATACAATAAATGTAATCGACGCATATGGAATTACTTTTAATAGTTGTATTGATGAAGAAAATGAACCAATATTTATTTAAAAAATTGAATAATTAAATTTTAGATATTATTTATATTATTTATAAATAATATGAATTTTAATTTAGATTTTGTAAATTCTAATAATACATTGATAAATTATCGAATTGAACAAGCATTATTGATAGAAAAAGCAGTTAAAATAAGTAATTACAATTCATTAAATGCATTAAAATATATTGTTTTATGTTTAGCGAATGAAGGTTATGAAGTTGAATTTGATTTAATAATAACAATACCTGCTAATATAAGTGCTAATATATTTTTACCAATTAAAGAAACATCAAAAAAAGATAAATTAGGTTTTTATGTAAAATGGGATAATATCACAATAACACATAATCAAAAATCACATAGATTCAATACATCTGATAAAATTAAAGAATATCATATTAAATTTTTTGGATTAGGTATTGAAGGTTTTGGATATAAAAAAAAGAATGATTTCAATAAATATTTAACGCGTATTGTATCTTTTGGAAATTTAGGACATAAATTCAAATCACTTAAATATGCTTTTTATAATTGTAAAAATAATATTCAACTGCCAGATACACTGCCTGCATCTATTATAGATATGTCATGTATGTTTTATGAATGTCAAAATTTAGATTATAACCATTCATTAAATTTATGGAATACATCCAATGTTAAATATATGACATGTGTATTTTATCATTGTATAAAATTTAATCAATCTTTAGATTCTTGGGATACATCAAATGTCATAAGTATGAAAAATATGTTTGATGGTTGTACTAATTATAATCAATCATTAAATACATGGAATGTATCAAATGTATTATACATGACGCAAATGTTTAATCACTGTAAAAATTATAATCAATCATTGAATTTATGGAACACATCAAATGTTGTCGATATGTCGTGTATGTTTAATAATTGTCAAAATTTTAATCAATCATTAAATGCATGGAATGTATCAAAAGTAAAAAATATGAGTTTAATGTTTTGTGATTGTATAAATTTTGACCAACCTTTGAATTTATGGATTACATCAAATGTTGAAAATATGATGGGGATGTTTAGTAAATGTCACAATTTTAATCAATCATTAAATACATGGAATGTATCTAACGTAATAACTATGGAACAAATGTTTTTGCAATGTTTTAATTTTAATCAACCCTTATCAAATTGGAATGTATCATCATGTCGTAAAATGACAAATACGTTCAAAGATTGCACTATTTTTAATCAATCTTTAATAAATTGGAATCCATGTAATATTTTATATAATCATCAAATAGAATATATATTTACAAATTGTAATATATCCAATGAAAATAAACCACGATTTAATTTTAAAAAAGATAAACAATATAATGAAAATAGCCCATGTATTCTTTTGTAAAACATAATTTAATATTTATTTAGATACACGCCACATAATACAATATAAACAACTCCAAAATATAATAAAAATTAAATTTATTATAATTAAATAGAATTGATATGATATATAAAAATAATTAGTATAATTAAAACTGCATTTATTTATATTACAATTACAATAATAATCATATATTTTATTAATATTTATGTCATTTGGACAATTTATGTCATTATTACATTTTATAAATGTAATAATATTTACATTATTCATACATTCAAAAATATCTTGATATATATAACTAAAAATTGGTGGATTATAAGTTGAATTATAATAAGTAATTTTTATAGATACTGTTGGATAATCATTATAATAATCTGGCAATTGACATAAACCAACAATGAATAATAAAATATTACAACATAATATAAATCCTGATGCTATAATTAAACAATGTTTAATACTCATTTTTATCTTATTTATAAATATTCATTTTGTAAATTAAAATTCAATTTTTTTATAATTATTTTTTATCATGTTTTTTAACTAAATCATCCACAAAATCAAAAACATCTTTTATATTAGTATATTTTTTTTCATTACTATCGTTATTATTTAAATTGTCATTCAAATTGTCATTTTTTATTTTAAATATTTTTTGAATATTCGCCATTTTATGAGATTGACGATTATATTTAAAAACAAAATAATTATTAATATATAATTTCTTATAAATATCTCCCGTTTTTACAACAATATAATCAATGTATTTATCTATCATTGATGTATTTAAATTTTTTTCTTTTTTATATTCTATTTTAATTACTATACATAAACCACTTATAAAATTCTCATCCCCGTATCTAAATAAATCTCCCGGAAATATTTTCATTTCTATTTGATTCGGTAAAATAAATGTATGATTATTTTTTAAAATATTATGTTTTTCTTTCATCATTTTAATAAATTCAGTTTTATTAAATGAATTATTTTGTTTTGCAATTTTTTGTAATATAACATTCAAAGGAACATTCATAATAATTTATATTAGTATATTATTAAATAAAAATTGAAAATATAAATTCATTGTTAATATTTATTGTATATTTAATTAAAATCTAATTCGAATTATTATGGATTATCAAAATTCTGATAGTACTCAATATTTGAAATATAATGAAAGTAAAAACGATAATCCAGAACAAGAACCAGAACAAAATCAAGAACAAAATAAAAATCAAACTGACTCACAATCAATGTCATTACAAGTATTGAATGTTGTGAATCCTGGCATAACTCATCAAAATATAGATATAGATACAGATACAAATACAAATATAAAATCATTTGCACATACATTAAATGATTGCAGAACAAATATAAAAATTCTTATAGAAGAATCTAAGGCATTGCGCAGTGAAATTGTAACACTGCAAAAAGAAAAACATGAATTAAGTAATAATAGTGTAAAAACAATTACTGATGGTGTGCGGACAGAATTAAATTATTTTGCATGGGGTATAGCAATATTCTATATATCAACTGAAATTGGTAAATTTATTGAAAGATTCAAATTTTGATAAAATAATATTCATATAATTATTTATTATTATAAAAAATTGAAAATATAAATTATTTGTTAATATTTATCATAAATTTAATTAAAATCGAATTAACATGTTTTTTAACCCACGTACCACACAACTTGAAGCATTGTTAAGCAATTCTACAACAACTATACATCAATTGACTGTAGAAAATAGTGCAATACGAGCAGAAAATCTAGCACTAAGAATGGAGAAAAAAGAATCTCGAGATGAACACATAAATAGTCTTTTTCAAAGTATTCAATTGCAAATTACACAATTGCGCCATAATATCAACATTGATTTTCGCGAACAAATACAACAAATACAAAATAAACAAATACAACAAATACAAGAAACACAAAATATAAAAGATGATACTGAAGAAGAAATTAAATTTAAATTGTATAAAATTACACAAGAATTATTATTTTTAGAAGATTCATTTTTAAGTAGTAATATAGATGACCATGCAGAATATACCCTTAAAATGCGTGAGAAATATAAATTATTAAATGCATTAAAAAAAATTCAAACAGAAAAAGGAATTATTCAATCCCCGCCAAGTTATCCTGCAATTTCATCGTCAATGAGTAAAGAATGTTTAATGTCTCTCGCAAGTTCTTATCAATCGTCAAATAAAGAATCTGAACAACTACAAGAGACAAAATTAATTGAACAAAATACGGATGCTATATTAATTGAACAAAATACAGATAACACAAAATTAATTGAACAAATAAAAAATGAAAATTTGAATGAACAAATTAAAGATGATAAAATGAATGAACAAAATATAGATACAGAATTAATTGAACAAATAAAAGATGAAAAATTAAAGATACAAATTAAAGATGAAGAATTAATAAAAGAGAAAGACTTAATAAAAGATGAAGAATTAATAAAAGAGAAAGACTTAATAAAAGAGAAAGAATTAATAAAAGATGAAGAATTAATAAAAGATGAAGAATTAAATGAACAAATTAAAAATGAAAAATTAATAAAAGATGAGAACTTAATAAAAGAACAAAAAGAGTTAGAATTAATTGAACAACAAATCAAACAATTAGAAGAAGAACGTATAAAAGAACAAATTAAACATGAAAATTTAATTAAACAACAAGCAAAAAAACAAGAAATTATAAAATTACATAAACAATGGAAAGAATTTTATACAAGAAATTATAATATACCAAAATTAATTTTATCAGTAAATAAAGAATTGGGTAAATCAAAAGAAAACGATGAATTTATTTACGCACTATTAAATTTATTGAAAGAATACAAAGAAGAATCTCAAAATACTTTCGCAAAAATATGCGAAGAATTACAAAAATATAATGACTAAAAATTTATTTATAAGATAATATATAAATAATTATTTATAATTTACTCATTTATTTTGTAATGCGCTTATTGTATATTAATAAAAATTGAAAAAACACATATTTTATTATTCTCATAAGTATTAATTTTCATCTTTTTCCAAAAGCATAAGTATGAAGAGATTTTCTCCGGCATCGGAAGAACCAGCTCATCTGACGAATAAATTACTCGAAATAACCTTAACATTTTCTACTGACAATGCGAAACTTCAAGTTGAAGTAGATAATCTTCAAAATAAAAACGAAGCTCTTCAAACTACAAACGCGAAGCTTGAAAATGAAAACGAAGCTCTTCAAACTACAAACGCGGAGCTTGAAAATGAAAACGAAGCTCTTCAAACTACAAACGCGAAGCTTGATAGAATAAATCAAGCTCTTCGCGCTGAAATGAAAGCTATTCGAGATAAAAATGCCCAGCTTAGTGGCGAAAATGCCCAGCTTCGTGACGAAAATGCCCAGCTTCGTGACGAAAATGCCCAGCTTCGTGACGAAAATGCCCAGCTTCGTGAATGTGGATTTAAGGTGTTTACTCCAACCAGAACATCAGCATTATCTACTCCATCAGGGCGGTCTGCACCATTTGCATCATCTGTTCCATCCAGACCGCTTGAGTTGTATGCAGCATCCACACCATCTGCATCATCCGGACTGTATGCATCGTCTGCTGCTCCATACAGATTGCCTGCTCCACCTGCTTCGTCCATATTTGCACCATCTGCCGTGCCCCAACCCCCGAACAGTCAGAGCAAATGCACACATAACATTGACGATTTAATGGGACAGCAACATGACCTGCAACAAAAAATTGCGAAATATACTGCTCAGTTAGAACAAATTGCCATTCAAAAAAAAGAAATCACATCAGACCCTCGCCATACTGAGGAGGATGAAGACATAAAGACTGCTATTATGAACTCTTTAAGTGAGCCAGAAAAATTGATCAACTGCGAAATTAAAGCTATTGAAGCTAGAATCAGTTCGATTGATGAAATAATTGCAGACCATGAACAAAACTGCGTTGATTACTAACTCCATGAACAACACTACCCCCATGATTCTACATCTTATTGATGATTTCTGCATTCAGTGGTCATTCTCTTTGTCAATTTCAATATCTCACCCCAATTGAAAAAGTATTCAATTATGAGATTTTACAAAATTATGTCATAAAAAAATTATCTATTATTTTATTATAAAAATAAATAAAAATTTTATGACATAATTGTTGTTACCACCACCATTATTATTATTATTACTATTAATATTACTACTGTTATTATTACATCCTTCAAATTATTATTATTGTCATTATTATTGTTATTATTATATCCTTCAATTTGTTTAATTTCATTATTATTAACTCCTTCTATTTCTACTTCTAGTTGTATATTTTCATTTATAATTTCGATACCTATTCTATTATTCGAACAATATATAATAATAATTATACCAATGCTCATACATCCAATTAAAATAGCTAGACTAACTACATTTATTTTTTTTAATGATGAATTTATATAATACATAGCATTCATTAAAATATTATTACAAATTAAAGCGATAATTGTAATAATACAAATATAATAATGACGAAATGTTAATATATTTTGTAAAAATAAAAATCGAATTATAATTAATATATTATATATTGTTATAACTGATAATGCAATTATATTATTATCATTTCTATATGAATTAAATATTACAATATTAAAGCTTATTGAAAGAAATACTATTAAAGACAATAACCCTTTTATAAATCGTGCAAAACCATTTGTAATCATATATTTTTTATTTTTATCATCACAAAAATTATTTTGTAATCTACATTTATTTGTATCAAAGTTTATAACAAATAATAAATCTAATAATAATATACAATTTATTATAATCAATAATAAATTATATGATGAATCATTAAAGCAACTATATTCAATACACTCAATAATTTCATGTGTTGTGAAATAAACTGAATTTAAAATGATAAGATAATTAAAAATAATAAATATTATTTTTAATTCAGTTATTATCAAATTACTTGTTATCATTTTTACAGTTCTCGATATAATTGTTTTGAATGAAAACATATTTATTAACAAAATTATATTTTGATAAGAATAATTATTATAATACAGAATAAGTGACATAATATAAAATATTGATGCTAAAAATATTTTATGCATTTTAATTTGATTTGATTTATTAATTAAAATATATTATAACATATTGTTATTTTCAATTTTTATAATAAAAAGAAAATAACAATATTTTTATCATCTAAATATATATGTAAATTATATAATATTATAATGTCAAATACATCAAATACATCAAATATATTAAAAACATCAAAAACTATAACAGCCAAAAATTCTACATCAAAAAAACCAACTGGAGGGCGAAAAAAAACAAAACAAAATGAAGTATTACAAGAAACACAAGAAACACAAGAACAAGAAACACAAGAAACACAAGAAACACAAGAACAAGAAATACAAGCACAAGAAACGCAAGCACAAGAAACGCAAGCACAAGAAACACAATTACAATTACAAGAAACACACGCGCAAGAAACACATGTGCAAGAATCTAAACAAACACAAGAATATGAACAAGAATATGAGCAAGAATATGAACAAGAATATGAACAAGAATATGAACAAGAATATGAGCAAACACAAGAAAATTCACAAGAAAACGAACAAGAACAAAATAATATTAATACACAAGCTAATAAACAAAAGACAGAATATATAACATTTAATAAAAAAGATATTAATCAAAAACCAACGAGACAAACTTTTAATAGACCAATAAATAAATATACAAATCAAAGACAAATAAATAATTCACTAAAATTTAGCTATGAAGAAATACTACAAAGAGGATGGACAAAATTAAATGAGAATAACACAGAAAATTTATTGAAATATTTAATTGCAACTACACATAGAGCAGGACAAAATGAATTATGTAAAGTGCTTAAAAATACATTAACAGGAATGAAAAATGAAACACCACTGCCTAATACTACATATAATTATCATTATAATTATAATTATTCAAGACCAATAAGAAAAGTATAATTTTATTTAATTAATTTATTTGAAATAATAAATTATTTAGTTTATTTTATAATTATAATGAGACTAAAAAATATTATAAAAAATATAAAATTAATACCGATAGAAATTTTTAATGAATTAAAAACAAAAAATAAAAGAATTGAATATAAAATAAATAATAAAAAAATAAAATTTAAATATTTGGGTTCAGGAGGGTCTAGTATAATATATAGAATAAATAAAAAATATGTATTAAAAATATGTATAAAAATTCATAGTAAAGATTTATTTTTTTTAAAATTATTAGAACCGTCAATACATTTACTTAAAATATATGCTGATTTTATTTTATATGAACATTTATTTATTATTGAATCAATCGCAGATAATACATTAGATAAATGGATACAAAAAGAACACACAAATAAAGAATGGATAATGATGCTATTACAAATATATTATATGATACATATTTTACAAACAAAATATATGATATATCATGGAGACATGACATTTAGAAATATTATGTATAAAAAATTAAAAAAAAATATTACAATAAATATAAATATAAATGAAAATACAAATATTATATTTGAAACTGACATAATATTTATTATTATTGATTTTGGGAGAGCTCAAAGTATTATATATAATAGTATTTATAAACCAAATGTAAATACACATGAGGAAATAATAGAAGCAATTAAAAAAAATTATGATAATAAATATATTTTATTTCTTCATAAAAAATATTTTGTTAATAAAATAATAGAAAAATATGAAAATAATAATGAATTTATAAATTATTATAAAAAAAAATATAATATAAATAATTTTAGACAAATCGCATATTATTTAGTAGAAGAAAATATAATAACTTTTGATGAACCAAATAAAGAAATACAAAATATTATTTCAAATAATAATACAATGAATAGTAAAATTATTGAATTAAATAAATTATTGCAATAATATTTTATTATTTTATTATGTCCAAATAATTTTTGCTAATTATATATATAATTTATGTTATATTAATTTTTAATCCATACATTTTGATGACCATTTAATAATTCACTAAAACCTTTATTTTTTAGTGTATTTTTAATTTTATTATAATTACATTTATGTGGATAATCAGCCTCAAAAATACACATTCGCAATTCATCATATAATTCTGGATTTTCATCATAAAATTTTTCTAAAAATCCTTCACAATCAGCAATAAGAACATTAAATCGTAAATTATATTTTTTTTTAATTTCATCTAATGTGAAAGACTGAATATTTGATTCTTCATTAACAATAGATGTTGCCCCATAACCTCCAAACCATTCATCTAAATTAGTTAGTGCTAATTTTTGTTTAGAAATAAAACCTTTTATAATATTAAATTCACAATTATTTATTTTTTTATTTCTTTCGAGAGCATCCCATACTCTTTCATCTGGTTCAACTACTACATGATTTTGTTTATTGTCTAAATTATAGTTAATAATACATGACACAGAGCCATATCTCCCACCAAGTTCTAAAACAATATCGTCGTTTTTTATAAACATATATGCTAAATTTTGTTCTGCTACTTCAAATTTAAAAATATTAATTGTTTTATTATTTTGATCCACTATATCAAAATTTTTTATATTTTTATTTCTTATTTGTATATCTCTTTCTATAATTTTATTATTCATTATAATATTATTTATCATAAAATTTATTAAGCTTATCAAATAATAAAAATAACTATTATAATTATAAAATATTTATGCCTCCACGTAATCGCAATCAATCAGGGCATTCAACTCTAAATAAAGGACGAATGCCACCACAACAAAGACAACGCGGACAAACACCGCCACCAAGACAACGCGGCCAAACACCATCACAAAGACAACGCGGCCAAACACCATCACAAAGACAACGCGGACAAACACCATCACAAAGACAACGCGGACAAACACCATCACAAAGACAACGCGGACAAACACCATCACAAA